CTAATTAATGACTATTTTTTCTATTTCATTTTTTAAATATTCTATTGATTCATGAGTGTATACATCATCGGTTAAGTCTTGTAATTTATGTCCCATAATTTTCTTTACAGCGGAAGGCTTCATGTTATATTCTTTCCCAAGTGTAGCAAATGTATAACGTGTGTCATGTATTGTATGATCCATACCGTATTTATTCATCATTTTCTTAAACATGCCAGATAATTTTTTATATGTTTGACCAGATAGTCTTTTTAACGCTATCTTATAATAGGGTTTAATGATTGGATGGATGGGTATTTTTCTACTTTTTCCACTTTCAGTCTTTAATCCACAAACTATATATTCATCGTGTATTTCGGAAACATCTAATAATTCACTAGCTCTGCAACCTGTAAGTAAATAAACCATAACTATTTTTGATTCCATAGAATTGTCAGTTCTAACTGTTTTGATTTCTTCCATAGTAAAAGGTTTATGTATTGTCTTTCTTGAAGCTTTACTCTTTATTTTAATATATTTCATGAAATCGTCTTCAGGACGTATCCATTTTTTCATGATTGCATATCGGAATGCTATATTGCAAGTAACTTTACAATGATTTAGATGAGACAAAGAGTACTGTGAACCTGAATCGAAAATTCTTTGTATATCATCTATCTCAATTTCATCTATGTTCATTTTCATCAAATCACTTAAAAAATCCAGTGATGCATTTCTGCAACCCATCCAAGACATAGATTTCCCATCTTTTTCTCTTTCAATAGCTCCTCGAACACACTCTTCAAACGTATGAGATATTTTAGCTTTCTTTTGAATTTCTCTAGCATTTACATAGTCCATTTCTAAAGCTAAATTCTTACTCTTTTTAGAAACTTGATATAAAGATAATTGTTTCATCGCATCCGCACGAGTTTCAAATGTTCCAATACTCTTTTGAATCTGTTTACCACTCTCTTTATCGAATCCAACTGTAACCTTAGCAACCCAAGGTTTTCTTCTTCTACCACTTAATTTTGTTACACTACCAAACCCGTTAGGGTTCTTCATAAATCCACCTCCAATTCCATTATAAGTATAACATCACACAATTGATAGTTTTTTATCATATTTTCACATATATAATTAAATTACATTAGCTAATGAATTTTGTTTTAGGAGGAAGTTGAATGCTTACTATATCAGTTAAAGAAGCATCTAAACTATCTAACATGTCTGAGTTGTTTATCAGGCAACAAGTTCAAAATGGAGCAATTCCTCAAGCATTTATTATTCAAAATAAAACACGCAAGACTTATATCATATACAGAATACCGTTTTTAAATTGGTTAAAACTTTTAAAAGGTGATTCTAATGAGCAGATATTCTAAATATGAGCACGATAAGATTGAATATTTAAAATATCGTATAAAAGAACTACGCTTTTTACATAAAGAACAGAATATTTTAAGTGAAGAATTATTTAAAATTGATCAGGATCTAAAGAAGATACCGTCGCCAAGTTTAAATAAAAGATATAAGTCTAAATATGAGTATAAGAATAATTATGCTTTGTGGAATAAATTGATTTCTGAACGTGATGATATTATTAACAAAATTAATAATGTTGAATCGGTAATAGAGGACATAAACATGATATTAGATGCTTTAACACCTATATCAAAGGATTTAGCTATAGATTTATTAGTAAAGAAAAAAGGTGTTAAATGGGTTGAAGAAGAATATCATACAAGAAATGCATATCAAACGTTAAACGATGAATTGAAGTATTTTGATATTGATAGTTTTCTATCACATATTTCTTGATAATATGGTATTGGGAAGAAGGACGCGAAATATACATTCACTTTAATGAAAGACATTATCATAAAAAATAAAGGAGGATGTAAATATGGAATTTACACATGAAGAAATGTTAATGAAAATAAAAGAAGGAAGAGATTTAGCAAAGAATGCTATGGAACTTGCGAACGGTATGAGAACGGAAGCTGAAAAGGATTTGTATTGTGCAGGAGCATCTTTAGTAGCAACTATTGACGAGTTTATATGGGAATGTATTGAAGATAAATCAAAAGCAGAAAGTTTGTTAATGGCTGTTACAGATATTCTTACAGATAAAATTATACAACTTTCACTCGCATCGTTAGTTTCGATGATATAGTTTAAGAAGAGCTAACAGGCTCTTTCTTTTTTTACGCATATTCTACAATCTATTTAACGGAGGTGACAATTATGGATTATGAAGGATTAATGAACGGTGTGATGGTTATTATTAATTTACATATGAACATGTACGATAATTTGAAAAAAGAAGCCAGTGAAAAAGGTGATGAAAAACGTGCAGACATATATGATTACAAATACAAAGCCGTTCGAGATGTAAAAATGGAAATCGATAAATTAGCTTTAAAAAAGAAAAATAGGGAATAGTATCGTAAAGATACCAAACCCTTTTTCTTTTTACTTATTTGCTGCTAACGTTGCTGTAACTAATATGTCAGCCATCATTTCTAATTCATGAAGTCTTGTTGCTGTTGCTTCTTCAAGAGAAGTATCTCCATATTCTCTCGTTACTTGTTCTTCGGTCCAGTCATCTCCAGCTTCTTGCATTCTTTCGATAAATTCTTGTATTTCTTGTTTTGTCATGTTTGGTATTCCTTTCTGTATTGTTGGATAGTAGAAATATGATAACACGAGAACGCGATATTTACAATTAGTTTAATGAAAAGAAAGCGAGGATAATTGATATGGATAAAAATATCGAACAAGTAAAGGATTTTAGAAAGAATCGAGGTGAAAAATCATATATAATTTATATTAATACGATAGGATCTTATTCTGATGAACACATGAATAAATTATTTAAATGCTTTGAGAAGATAAATAGTACGAAACGTGTAAGACGTGGAAATTATGGAACTTTTAAAGCAAGAAAATATTCATTCAAAGTAACAATGGATGAGGCTATTGAATTAAGAGAAGCTATATATAGAAGAATTAATTTCGATCAAAAGGATAAAATTAGAATTCTTGTAGAGAATGATTACAACATGTATATTATCGATGAAGTTGATTTTTAGAATAAATGGGCTTATTACAAGCTCTTTTATTTTTGCGCGAAATTTTCATGTTGTATTATGAGAAGGAGAGCAATTGATTAGGATAGTTGAGATTGCCTTAAATATAAGTTTACGCTTGACTTATATCCTTCTCTTTATTTTTTAACAAAGAAAGGGGAGATTATATGGTTTATTTTATTACAATTTGTATAGGTTTTGCGTTAGGTTGTTTGTATATGTTGATAGCTCGTGAACCGAATAAAGATGGAGACTTGTATATCATGATGAATGATCAAGATCAAGAGGCTATTGGCGGAGCGCAATTCAATAAAAGTGCAAAAGAGATATCGCATTCAAAATATGTGGTATTGGAAGTCCACTCGCGCGATGATATCAATTACTAATATGAGGAGGAATTAATTATGAAAAAAAATGAACAAATCGAACAAGAAGAAGTGATTAAAGCTAAATTATTAAATGAAATGCAAATATGGGATGCTGGTAGCGATAGATATAGTGCAGCGTTAAGCAACTATTCAAAACTTATAGACTTGGATAGAAAGCGTGAAAATGATAAAAAAGATAGGATTGAAAAAAATATTCATAGCTGTATTGGTCATGTTATTAAAATTGCGGAGATTGCAATTCCTGTATGTATCTATGCGACAGTTTGTAACAATGGTTTCATTATAGAAAAAGATGGTGTTATTCGCTCAAATATTCTTGAATCGATGATCAAAGATTTTCCAAAATTATTCAAATTTAAAAATAGATCGTAATACACGATCTATTATTTTTTTAGGAAATTAAATGAGATACTATTTTACCACATCAAGGAAGACTACAATGTATGGTATAAAATATGCTTGTAATCATCCATTGTACAGTTTATGCACTTTGTTCAAAATTGGAGACAGAGGCATCGCCGTTATTCAACAAAGATTTGACTCTGACACAAAGACGACTTGGTGGAGCGATATAGATACTGAACTTCAAGACGAAATATATTTAAATACTAATTTTAAGAATTATTTCGATAAAGTAGGTGCATTACAAAATGAAAATGGATTCTATCCTACAGTTACAGTACGACAAATAATGTGGGCATTAAAAATGAAACCATTAAAAAAAGAACCTTGGGAAACAGTATTTGATCGTAAGTATATTTAAAAGCGCAAAATAAATCGTCCCTATTATGAGGTGATAAATATGAGAGAATTAATTTTCAAAGAGTCATTTGACTGGGATAGGAGATTTACTAATAATGAGAAACCTATCAAGCATAGCGATGAATTCTATGAAGGAATTTTAATAGGAGTAGCAGTATGCGTGATAACTGGTCTCGCTGTGTCATTAGTAGATCTTTTATAGAGTCAGTAGACTCTTTTATTTTTTTAAAGGAGATAAGACTATGAAAAATAAACAACTATTAGAGAATATACTTGACAATTCAAAAATATTCTTAAAAAACAACTCGTCAACGTTACTAACTATTGGAGCATCAGTAGGAATGGTGCTTACAGTTGTTTCGACTACAAAGGCTACAATTAAGGCTGTTGAAATTTATAATGAAATCGAAGTTGAGAAAAAAAGAAAACCTACTCGTAAAGAAGTGGTTTTAAATACTTTTTCTGTTTATATTACACCTTTTGTGCTATGCTCAGCCACATTAGCTTGTGTGCATGGGATGAAATATTTCGACAGGAAAAAACAAGCTAGTTTAATTAGTGCATATCAATTTATTAATGGAACGTTTAATGAATATAAGAGCAAAGTTAAACAAACATATGGGGAAGATGCTCATAAAAAACTATTGGATCAAATTTATATTGAACATGCCGACAAACAACTTGTATACGCTCAAAATTTAGTAGGCAATGATGTCTTATTACCAGATGAAGATGGTGAAATAAAAACGTTCTATGACCATTTTGGAGATAGATTTTTTCAATGCACAATGGAACAAGTATTACAAGCAGAATATCATTTAAATAGGAACTTTTCTTTAAGAGGCGAAGCTTCTGTTAACGAATTCAACTCTTTTTTAGGAATAGCTCCTACAGATGATGGTGATATGCTAAATTGGTCTATGGATGATGGCTTTACTTGGATCGATTTCGATAATCGTAAAGTAACTATGGACGATGGTTCATGTTTTTACGCTATTGAGATGTCATTTGAACCTAATTTGATGTTTTAGCGCAATATAAACAATGACTAACATGAGGAGGAATAGTTATGAAAGAACTAATTGAAAAACATGGATATCAAATTTTAAGTATTGCTGGACTTGCTTTAGCAGGATTAGGACAATTGCTAAAGGATAAGGCCGGCAACATGGAACTTGAAAAACTTGTTGAACAAAAAGTTAAAGAAAAATTAGGCTAACGAAAAATAATGAGATCTATTTAATAGGTCTTTTTATTTTTACGCGATTTTTTCAAGCTGTATTATGAGAGAGAAAGACAATTAACTTTGTCAAGAGATTAAGAATTCATCCCCGAATTTGGAAATCTCTATCTCTTTTAATTTTAATAAGAAGGAGAGATTATTATGAAAAAATTACATGTACCAAAAATAAAAAAAACGGTATCAAAAACAAATCCAAAACTGTTAATCGCAGTGGGCATTGGTGGTTTTGTTGCAACTGCGGTGTTAGCAGGTAAAGCTACGGTTAAAGCTAATGAACTAATCAACGAAAAAAAAGAGGAATTAAATGCTGACAAACTTGACCATAAGGAACTAATTAAAACAATATACAAATGCTTTATTCCACCAATGGTATCAGGTGTTTTATCAACTGCATGTATTTTAGGAGCAAACTCAATGCATGCTAAAAGAACTGCAGCTTTAGCTACTGCATATCAAGTGGCTCAAGTAGGTATTAACGAATACAAAGATTCTGTAGTTGAGTTAATTGGCGAAGAAAAAGAAAAAGAGATTGCAAAACGTACTGTAGAAAAAAAAGTGTCAAAAATAGAAAAAACAGAAAAACAAAATTGTGATATTGATTTAAATAAAAACGATTTAGTATTATGCTATGACGTATTTGCTGGTAGAGGTTTTTACTCAAATAAAAACAAAATCATGGCTGCCGTTAATGAAGTCAATTCTAGAATCTATCATGAGAATAGTGCAAGTCTTAATTATTTCTATGAATGTGCAGGAGCGAAACCTAATAAGCTAGGAGAATTAATGGGATGGAACACGTCATTTAGAAGGATAAGTGTTGATATTTATGGAGATGTAACCAAAGAAGGTGTTCCGTATTTGGCTGTCGAATTTACTCGTAATTCATTACCACAATACGATTACGATTTAGGTTGGTAAGCGCGAAAAAAACATATTGTATTATGAAATAAATAGAAAAGGAGATTTTAATATGGAAGAATTAAATGAATTAGAACAACAAGAAATGGAAGTAGAAAATACTGAAGAACCAATCGATGAATATGACATCGAAGAAGTAGGACTAAATGATTTACATGAACCAGTTGATGTTGAATCAAATGATGAAGGAACTGAAATTAGTAAGGCTACAGTTGCTTTAGCAATCAGTGCTGGAGTAGCAATTGGAGCTGGACTTTATAGAGGTTTCAAATATTTGAAAAACAAATGTGGCGACAAAGAAATCAAGAAACCAACTTTTAGAAAAAGATTAAGATTGGTTACAGTAGATGAAAATGGAAATATTGTTGACCAAAACAATTCTGAAAATGAATAATCTATTTAAAAGACAGATATCTTATACAAGGTATTTGTCTTTTTTTCTTTGAAAGGGGTAAAGAGAGTGGAAAAGAAAAATATTAAAGTTATTGATTGTAAAGTTGAAGTTAAGAAGAAAAATGAGTTAAGTAAACTTGCTGACATTTTCTTCAAAGAAGATTTAATCAGTGTCAAAGATCATATTTTAAAGGAAGTTATTTTTCCATCGATAAAAAAAGCATTAGCTGAAAGTGGAAAAACAGCGATCGATATGATTTTCTATGGCGAAACTAGGTCAAGTTCAAAAAGATATTCTAATAGATATAAAACATATGACGATTATTATAATGCAAATGAAAACACTGTTGTTACATCAGATAGAAAAAATAATTTCTCAGGATATGTGTATTCTTGTGACGACATTATCTTCAAGAGCAGAACTGCAGCCGAAGACGTGTTATCAGAATTGTTAAACATAATCGCTGGATACAATCTTGTCACTGTTAGCGAATATTATGGAATTGTAAATCAACCAACACGATACACGGATGAAAGATATGGATGGACAAATCTAGATAACGCACGTGTCGTGAGAGTTAGAGACGGTTATATGATTAAATTGCCAAGACCGTTACCAATTGATTAGAAAGAGAGGAAAACAACAATGAAAATTAATAAAACAATATTAACAAATAAATTAAATAAATTAGCCATTAAAGCAAGTAAAAAAGCTCCAACTGTATTAATCGTTGGAGGTATTTGCGGAATTACTGTAAGTACAGTGTTAGCTTGTAAAGCAACTTTAAAAGTAAACGAAGTATTAGAAGAAGCAAAAACTAATATTGATAATATTCATAAAGCTTTAGAAGATGAAAACATTTCTGATGAACAATATTCAAAAGCTGATTCAGTAAAAGATTTAGCAATCACTTATAAGAATTTAGGTGTTGAATTAGCTAAATTATATGGACCAGCGGTTTTAATTGGAACAGCATCATTAATTAGCATCATATATTCTCATAATTTATTAAAGAAAAGAAATGCATCATTAGTTGCAGCATATACGGTATTAGATACTTCATATAAACAATATAGAAAAGGCGTTAAAGAAGTATTTGGTGAAGATGTTGATAAGGGATTAGAGTTAGGTATTATTAGAAAAAATGAAAATTTCAAAGAAAATGAAGATGCTCAAAAACCATATATTATTGATCATGCATTGCTAAAAGAAAATGCGAGCGATGAATATAAAATTATTTTTGACGAAGGCGATAGAGGTTGGGAAAACGACCACTACTATAATATGTGCCATCTAGAAGCTCAACAATCTTATGCAACAACATTATTACAAACAAGAGGTTATTTATTCTTGAATGAAGTATACGATTTAATCGGTCATGAAAAAACTAAACAAGGTCAATTAATTGGATGGTTCTATGACCCTAACGATCCAACAAAACAAAATTATGTCGATTTTGGATTAGATGAATTCAGAAAATATTATGAAATGGTAACAAGAGATGAAGCTTCTGAACATCCTGCTGGCATCGTTATGCATTTTAATCCTGATGGATATATTTTAGATTTAATCTAAGAAAGGAATGATTTATATGACAGTATTCTATACTTTAGCAACACTCTCCGGACTATGTTTCTGGGGAGGGGTTGTAGTATTAAAAGGCGGTAATCATCATGGATAGGATTGATATGACTGTATCGGTTTTAGATAACATATTAAACTCAAAAAGAAAAAGACATATTGCTGGTGGTATTTTGCTAAGTGTGTCATTACTATTTGGCGGCTTAGCATTTACTGCTTTAAGCATAGGAACGGAGGATGAAGACAGTGAATAGAGGCTTAAGTGCTTTTTGTTCATTTTTAGTTGGAGCAGGATTAGGCGTGACAATCGCATGGCATTTTGCAAAGATTAAATATGAAAAAATTGCTGATGAAGAAATTGAATCGATGAAAAAAGTACTTTTAAAAGACAAAGAAAAAGATAATGAGAACAGTGAAAAGAAAAAGAATATTTCAAAATTAGATGAAATCGTTAATAATGAAGGATACAAAGGACAATCAACTAATTACGCAACTGTTTATAATAAAAAAAAAACTCAAAAAAATGATGTAGAAACATATATTCATCCTATTCCATCTGATGAATTCGGTTTAGAAGAAGAATATGATGTAATCACTTTGGTATATCTAGTTGATGGGGTCTTAATTGATGACATGGATGCTGAAGTTGGAAACATCGAAGAAAAAATAGGAGAAGATTTCGCTAAATATTTTGAAGAAAGTAACGGAGACACTATCTACTTCAAGAACGATAAGTACAAAGCTTACTATGAAGTTGTGCAAGATGACCGAAGTTTTGATCAGGTACGTTAATGATTGATGAATATTTCGAATGGCTATTTAAAATAGCCACAAATGATAAATCTCGCAGATATAGAGAACTCTGTGAGTTTTTATTTAGCAAAGATTTTTATTACACAAACGAATATGATGCAAACCGAGTAGGAGATGGTCTCAATTTAAGAGAACGTTTCATAGACGAACATCGTATGTCGATTATGGATATGCAAGCTTTGAGAAGTTTCAAATGTAGTGTACTCGAAATGATGATTGGATTAGTTTTAAGATGCGATGAAACAATTATGCGAGATGCTTCACATGGTGACAGGACGTCACTATGGTTCTATAAAATGATATGTAGTCTTCATCTAGATATGATGGATGATGAACATTTTGATGAAGATTATTGCAATGTCGCCATTGAAAGAATGTTAAATAGACAATATCTTTCAAATGGTGATGGAGGTTTATTTACAGTACGTAAACAAAATGTTGATATGAGAAAAGAAGAATATTGGTATCAAGCTATGATTTTCTTTAATGAATATCTTAGCTATGATTAGGGGGTGTTTGAAATATGCTAGACTTTTTATTGATTTCAACTCGCTCTCCAAAAAAAGGTATTACTGAGATTTATCCTAAGTTTATTGCAAAAGACTCATCAGATTTAATGATTCGAGGTGGCGATTTCTATGCAATATATGATGAAGAAACTCAGTTATGGTCAACAAAAGAAAATGATGCAGTTAGACTGATTGATAAAGAGCTAGATAAATTTGCAAAAGAGAACGAAGCAAATATATCAGACTCAATTAGAGTTTTACATTTATGGGATACCGACAGTGGTATGATTGATAAATGGCATAAATATTGTCAAAAGCAAATGTGGGATCAATATAAGTTATTAGATGACAATCTTGTATTTTCTAACATGACAATAACAAAAGAAAGCTATGCAAGCAAGAAATTAAAATATCCTTTAAAAGAAGGATCTTACAAAGCTTTCGACACACTTATAAGTAAATTATATTCTCCTGAAGAAAAGCGAAAAATAGAATGGGCTATTGGTGCTATCGTATCAGGAGAATCAAAATTTATTCAAAAATTTATGGTTTTATATGGTTCTGGTGGAACAGGTAAATCGACAATACTTAGAATCATAGAAAAGCTCTTTGAAGGGTATTGCGATTCATTTGATGCTAAGGCATTAGGACAAAACGGCTCGTCGTTTGCTTTAGAGGCTTTTAAATCGAATCCATTAGTTGCAATTCAAGATGATGGTAACTTATCAAAAATTGAGGATAATACTCGATTAAATAGTTTGGTATCGCATGAAACCATGAGGGTTAATGAAAAATATAAGTCAACATATTCGGCAAGTTTTAGAAGTTTTTTGATTCTAGGCACAAATAGTCCTGTAAAAATAACTGATGCTAAATCAGGTTTAATCAGACGTTTGATTGATGTTTCACCAACAGGCGAAAAATTTTCGTTTAATGAATACAACAAACTTATGCAACAGATTGATTTTGAATTAGGTGCTATTGCTTATCATTGTTTACAAGTATTCAATGAAAACCCTGGATACTATGATGGTTATATTCCATTGTCTATGCTTAGCGCGACAAACGATTTTTATAATTTCGTTGAAGATTCTAGATTTACTTTTGAGGAAGAAAATGGCGTTAGCTTGCAAAGAGCATGGGATATGTATAAAAACTATTGTGAAGAAGCAAATGTACAATATAAAAAATCAAAACGTATATTTCAAGAAGAATTAAAAAATTATTTTAGAGAGTTTAAAGAAAGACATACCTTAGCTGATGGTACACGTGTTAGATCATATTATTACAATTTTAGAGCAGAAAAAATAGATGGTGAAACTTTTAAAACTGTTGATTCGAATACTAGTAAAGAATCATGGATAAATTTAAAAGAGCAATCATCTATTTTTGATAAAGAATGTAGCGAATGTCCAGCACAATATGCTTCAGCAGATGAAACGCCACAAAATGGCTGGGATTTTGTTAAGACGACTTTGACCGATATCAATACAAATAAGTTACATTATGTACGAGTACCATTAAATCATATTGTAATAGATTTTGATATTCAAGATGAAAATGGAGAAAAGTCACTTGAATTAAACCTAAAGGCTGCTCAAGATTTTCCGCCAACATATGTTGAAACCAGTAAAAGTGGTAAAGGACTTCACTTACATTATATTTACGAAGGTGACGTGTCTAAATTAGATACGAAATATAGTGATCATATAGAAGTTAAAGTATTCAATGGTAAGAGCTCACTGAGAAGGAAATTACTTCTATGCAACACATTAGCGATAGCGACCATTAGTTCGGGGTTACCTTTCAAAAAGGAGAAACCAATGATTGATATTAAGGCGGTTAAAAGTGAAGAAAAAATCAGAGAATTAATTAAAAACAATTTTAAAAAACAATATCATCCGGGTACAAAACCTAGTGTTGATTTTATTTATAAAATTCTAGAAGATGCCTACACCAGTGGCTTACATTATGATGTGTCTGACATGTATGATGAATTATATTCTTTTTGTTTAGGGAGCACTCATCAAAGAGAATATTGTCTAGATATGTTAACAAAGATGAAATTAAAATCAGATGAACCAGCAGATTCTATTAATAATGATGAAGCACCGCTTGTATTCTTTGACTGCGAAGTATTTAGTAATTTATTCGTATTAAATTGGAAACTTGCAGGAGAAGATAAAAAAGTTATTAGGATGATCAATCCAAAGCCAGCAGAAGTAGAAAAGTTACTCAATTTTAGATTGGTAGGTTTCAACTGCAGAAAATACGACAATCATATTGTCTATGCTCGACTATTAGGATGGAATAATAGAAAATTATACGAACTGTCACAAAAATTAGTATCAGACGATAAAGATTTAGCAAGAAATGCAAGATTTGGAGAAGCATACAATTTATCCTATACTGATATTTATGATTTCTGTAGTAAAAAACAATCTTTGAAAAAGTGGGAAATCGAATTAGGCATCCACCATCAAGAATTAGGATTACCATGGGATAAGCCAGTTGCTGAAAATTTATGGGAGCTTGTTGCAGAATATTGTGACAATGACGTTAGAGCAACTGAGGCGGTATTCTATGCTAGAGGAGCAGACTTTAGTGCAAGAGAAATCTTAGTAGATATCGTTAAGAAGATGCATGGTATTGACAATATCTCTGTTAACGATACCACAAATACTTTATCTACAAGAATTATATTTGGCAAAAATAAATCACCTCAGAATCAATTTAACTATCGAGACTTAGGAGAAGTGTCAAATGAAGATTATATTGTAGATGGCTTTGATGAATATACGAGATTTAATAAATATCATCAACCGGTATTTCCTGGATATGAATTTTCATTTGGTAAATCATATTATCGAAATGAATTGGTAGGAGAAGGTGGCTATGTTTATGCTGAACCCGGAATGCATGGTAATGTAGCGCTATTAGATATTGCTTCGATGCATCCTTCGAGTATAATCGCGGAGCTATTGTTTGGAGAGTTATATACAAAACGTTTCCAAGACATTAAAGATGCACGAGTTGCTATTAAACATAAGGACTATGATACAGCAAGAGGAATGCTAGATGGTGCTTTAAATCCATATATCGATATGATTCTTGATGATCAAATAAGTAATGGTGATTTGGCTCAAGCATTAAAGATTGTCATAAATTCGATTTATGGATTAACTAAAGCAACATATAACAATGAATTTAAAGATCCGAGAAATGTTGATAATATTGTCGCGAAAAGAGGAGCTTTATTTATGATTAATCTAAAACACGAAGTTCAAAAACGTGGATATACAGTCGCTCATATTAAAACCGACTCTATCAAAATACCAGATGCGGATAACGACATTATTAAATTCGTGATGGATTATGGCAAGCTATACGGTTACATATTTGAGTTTGAAGCTGTATATGACAGAATGTGTTTAGTTAATGATGCCGTATATATTGCTAAATACAAAGACCCAGCAGGATGTAAAGCTTTATTTGATTATATTCCTGGGGAAAATGAGGATCATGCTGAAAGCCCATGGACTGCGACTGGTACTCAATTTGCAGTACCATATGTATTCAAGACATTATTTAGTCATGAATCTATCGAATTCAGTGATATTTGTGAAACTAAATCGGTTGGCAAAGGTACAATCTATTTAGATATGAATGAAAATAAAACGGAATTTATATTTAATGCTGAAAATTCAATAAGAGATAAACGCAAATTAATTACGAAATTAAAACGCAAAAATCCCGCTAATCCACAAATTAGTGTTTTAGAAAATGAAATAGAGCAATTATCTGACGAATTGGATAAAGCGCATAATTATATTTTCGTTGGAAATGTTGGATTATTCTGTCCAGTTCGAGAAGGTTGCGGTGGTGGAGTATTATATCGTTTTAATGAAAACAAATATTATGCTGTTACTGGAACAAAAGGCTATAGATGGTTAGAAGCTGAAGTGGTTAAAGTCAATCATAAAGAGGCTTGTATTGATACATCATATTATGATGTTCTAGTGGATAAAGCATCGAAGGAAATTAGAAAATATGGTGATTTAGACTGGTTTATATCCGAAGAACCATATATTCCAAAAAGTATTCTTTCTGTTAATAATGCGCAAAATTTACAAAGTGTATTATGAAATGGAGGAATTAAGTATGTTAAAAATTAAAGAATCTTTAAAAGAAAAAATTGTAAATTGCAAGGAAGGAGTCAGCGACTTTTATGAAGAAAATAAACTTGGAATAGTTTATGCAGCTGGTATATTTGCAGGAGCTGCAATAAGCTTTGTAGGGTTTACTATCGGACATAATCAAGGAGTTAAAAACTACGAATTAGCTTTATACAATAAAATCATTGAAGAAACAATTAAAGAAACAACTAAATAATTCAGTAGAAATAGAGATCAAACATGGTCTCTATTTTTGTTTTAGAAAAAGAAAGAAGAGGAAAGAAGAGGAAAGAAAAATGAGAATTGAATTTAAAGAAAACAATGGAAGAGAATTAGTAAGCGTAGAAGATGGTAGAGTCGCTTTAAAAAACTTTAGAGGGGATAAATTTGGTAATGGTGGAAAACGTTCATTCTGTTTAGTTATTCCAACTGAAGAAATCAAAGATGAATTAATTAAAAGAGGATGGAATGTAAGAATTAAACCACCATTCCATGAAGATGAAGAACCATTTATGTATTTGCCTATTAATATTAACGACTTCAGAGATGATGGAAGAGGTCCTAACGTTTATATTAAATCAGGAAATAATCCTTTATACAAAGTTGAATCAAATAACCGTTTAGACAGTCTGCAAGATATGAGTATTGCTGGGGTAGATTTATATTTTAGACCATATGATAATCTTGAAAGAGGAACTCGTACTGCTTGGGCTCAAAGTGTAAAAATTTATCAAAGAATCACTGACCCTTTCTATGAAGATTATGAAAATGAAAATAATCCAGCAAATATGGATGGAGATGCATTTTAGGAGACAGTACGATGGATGATACTGAATATTATAAAGAAGTATATTTCGATAAATATTGTAAGAATTGTATACATGCAAAGTGCGAGGATTGGAAAGATCCTTGTCACTCATGTTTAAGTAATCCATTAAACTTTGCATCGCATAAACCTATTAATTATGAGGAGGATAAGAAATGATTAGCAAAATAATAAGTTTTGTCATTTGTAATCCACCAGTAATGAAGATTGTGTGCTTTTCAGTTCCAGTTATCGCAATTATATTCACCATTTTAGGAATTAAAAAAGTATTGGAGAGATAAATATGAGTGTTGGATTATATGATTTTCAATTAGAAGCTGTATCTAAAATGCATAATGGCTGTATTTTATGTGGCGGTGTTGGTACTGGAAAATCTAGAACTGCTTTAGGATATTACTATAAAGAAAATGGTGGAGATTTAACATCAGATACTTATATCCCAATGAATGATCCGCCACAAGATTTATATATTATTACAACTGCACGAAAACGTGATACGCATGAATGGCTTGGGGACATGTCACCATATTTATTGTCAACAGATGAAAAAGTTAATTTATATTCTAATAAAGTCATTGTTGACTCATGGAATAACATTGATAAATATAAGGACATTGCCAAGTCCTTTTTTATTTTTGACGAACAAAGAGTAGTTGGATATGGTAAGTGGTCTAAAACATTTATCCATATTGCTAAGTATAACAATTGGATATTATTGAGCGCAACACCAGGAGATCAATGGTCTGATTACATTCCTGTGTTTATTGCAAATGGATTTTATAGAAATAAATCAGAATTTATCAACGAACACGTTATATATTCCAGATTTACAAAATATCCAAAAATAGATAAATACATGGGTATATATAAATTAAATAAATTAAGAAATCAATTACTTGTTGATATTTCTGTGAAGAGGCATACTGAGCCTCACCATATTTATGTAAGGCATACTTATGATATTAAAATGTATCGCAATGCTTTGAAAAATAGATGGGATCCATTTAAAAATGAACCGGTTAGCAATCCAAGTTCAATGTGTTATATTTTACGAAAAATCGTTAATTCGGATGAATCGAAACAAGTAGCTTTATTAGAGGTTATGGAGAAGACGCCAAGAGCTATTATATTTTACAATTTTAATTATGAGTTAGAAATCTTAAAAAACTTAGATTATGGTGAAGATTATAAAATAGCTGAATGGAATGGACGAGTACATCAAGAAATACCTGACAGCAATAAATGGGTATATCTAGTTCAATATACTGCAGGATGTGAAGGATGGAATTGCATCAAAACAAACACAATTATATTTTTTAGTCCAAATTATTCTTATAAGGTTATGACTCAAGCAAGTGGTCGAATAGATAGATTAAATACTTTGTATCATGATTTATTTTATTTTCATTTGCAAAGTAACAGTAGCATTGATTTGGCTATTAAGAGAGCTTTGGACACTAAGAAAGAATTTAATAAGAGAAAGTTTACAAATTGGTAAGAATAGGAGAAGTAAAGAATGAGTTTAGAATATGATAATTATTTAAAAGAACATAAGGCAAACGTTGGTGCAGCATTGGTTTGGTTACAAGATAATTTGCCAGAGTTGTTGAATCGTAAAGATGAAGAAGGAAAAAATTTTGATTGGGAATGGCAAATCATGTTAAAACATGATGCTAGCAAATCAGATTCTGAAGAATATGATGCATATGACAATTATTTCTATGGAAACAAATCATTTGAAAATACACAAAATTTCAATTTAGCTTGGTTGCGCCATATTCATGTCAACCCACATCACTGGCAACATTGGGTACTTATTAATGATGACCCAAAACAAGGAACTATCTGTTTAGATATGCCTTACAATTATATTATCGAAATGATTTGCGATTGGTGGTCATTCAGTTTCAAAACTGGAAATTTATCGGAAATCTTTAACTGGTACGATGAACGCAAAACTCATATTTTGTTAAGTGATGATACTCGTGAAACTGTTGAAGATATTTTAGGTAAGATTAGAGAAAAAGTCGAAGGTGTTGTTAAATAATGTGGAAGGCAGTTTTAACTATATTTAGTTTGTTTTGGATTGGAATGCAATTGACATATTTAGAGGCAGACGGACCATACGCTTGGATATTTTTAATAGGTGATGTGGTATTAGGTTTGTCTCTTTTTATTATAACGTGGTTCCAAGAAATAGAATATTTAGAAAAGAGAGACGATGAAATGAAAAAGATAAATTTTAATTCAATTGTAAAAGTAAAATTAACTGATTTTGGAAAAGATATTTATTATCATAAAAACGATGATTTAATCTTAAGAGGCTTTAAAAATATTATTCCAAAAATGCCAAAAGAAGATGCAGGGGGATATACAAGTTTCATATTGCATGACTTTATGAATTTATATGGACCTTATTTATATTCTGCATGTAGTAGAGGAAATGTTGTAGAAGATATTTCTTTTTATATTGAAGAAAATGAAATCGAAGATGCTAACAATCTAGATGAATCATTATATATTTTAGTGAGTAGTAGTCATCCAAATTTTAACATTTGGCGTTCTAAATTTGGATATTATGAAACATTTCCTAAAGAAATTGATCCTAATCATAAAGTATTATGCAGTATTGGAGGATGCCTTGATGAGTAATGGTTTTGATGAAGAAAAGATTGAAAAATTAGCAAATATTAATCACGCAATTAGAAAAGTAAAAGGAATGTGCGATTATGCTAAGGAGAAAGGTAAAGTGTATGATGCAGAAATAAACATTGATTTAGTCGGCATAGATTATAGAGTAATTTGTATACCAATAGATGCTAGAGCCATCTTAGGATACTTATTATTACAAAAAGAAGAATTAGAAAATAAAATTAAAGGAGAAATTAAAAATGAAGGAAAATGATATTGATGGTGTTGTCATGTTTTTGGTTAACAATATGATTAGTATTAGAATTAAAAAAAATACGAGAGTAACTAAAGTTGAATTTATTGATGCTATTAATGATCACATCATGGCTACTCTTTGGATTTCATACAGAAAGAATATTGAAGTCGTTCATGATGTTTTAGAGTATTTATGTGCTCATCAAAATATATATCAAGAATTGAAAAATAGAGTAGGGAATTATTATGTTAACCATGAAGATTCTGTCAGTTTATTTGAGAGATTGAATATATTGTCTAATAAAACAAATCATATTCGACAAACGTTAATGTACGAATATGGTAAAAAAGAGACACAGTATAATCCTAATATTGATTATATCGAATTCCTTTTAACTAAATTAACTCGTCGTGATATTTTAGAACAACTTGCTGAAGAAGCTAGTGAAGTGGCTAATGTCGGACATGATATTTCAATGAGTGCATCATTTATTACTCAATATGCTATTAAGAATATTAGAGCTACTGAAGATACCGAAAACAAAACCCCTGAAGACATTAAGAATATTAATGATCAAATTCAAGGTAATGTGTCGATTCTAAACAGCACAAAAAATAAGGCACTTGAAGAAGAATGCGGTGATTTAAACATGTGTTTAGATTTGTTATATCATTTAGAAGGAAATCATCCAATCGAAGAATTTAATACTTTAGATAATCCTAAATGGAAGCGCTGGGCTGAACGTTTAGGATTTATTAGTTTTTAGGAGGTAAATAGCAATGAATGATTTATTATCATATACAAAAAGAATTGAAGAATTTTACAATCAGTTTAGAGGTAAGCATCTATTAATATACATGGATGATAAGTATTATATCTTGTGTAGATATGAAGGAAACGAACTTTATACAGGATTTACTAAAGCTAATTTATCATCATATGCATACGATAGACCTACACTAGTATGTATGGCAAGTGATTTTAGTGATTATGATTGGAATTTTTTAATGACACAAATTAAATCATTTATCAAACATTGCGATCAAATTCGTGATGAGAGCGAAATTAAAGCAGTCTTTAACAATCGCAATATCAGTGAAGAAGTTTCAGTTCGTGAGCAAACATTAGATGAAGCTAAAAAATGTGTCATGGGTGATAGAGAACAAGATTATGGTACACCAGAATCTAACTTTGCTACTATTGCTAAACTCTGGACTGACTATTTAGATAAAGATATTTCAGCTCAACAAGTAGCAGACATGATGATCTTAATGAAAATCTCAAGAATTAAGAACGGAGGTGGGACTGGTGATAGCTATGTTGATATTGCTGGTTATGCTGCTTGCGGGAATGAGATTTTAAGTAAGAAAGGATAAAGTTATGATCGAAATTAAATATTCTAGAAATGGCGTAGAAGAAGATATTCGATATTTTAAAACAGTAAATGAATATGTAGATTGGATATTTGCTGAGAGAATATTATATCCAAAAGTAAAAGATCTAAGTAAAAGAAGAGTTTAGCAAGGACTCTTCTTTTTATTACGCAAAATTTTCATGTTGTATTATGAGAAATAGATAGTTTATTAGGTAAAAACGCCTGCGGGAAATATCGGTTCGAATCCGATTCTATTTCTTTTTATTTTATTAAAAAAGGAGAAAGATAATGAAAGAGTTTGTAAGTGTTATTGCTTCGATTGTTTTTGTTGAAAGTCTTTTATATGTTGTATGTCTTGGATGGGATATACCTTTTTCTTTTAGCAAAGCAATTGGAGTATGGGCTGGAATTATGCTTATTAGATTTATTAAGCAAATGATATTTGATTAAGTGGAGGTACTGATATGATATACGAATAGCCAAAAATTACTAAGAATTTGATTATAACTACAAATAAACACACTGAAAATTGTGATTTTTTATATCAACAATTAAGAGAAATATGTGAGCTAACAAGTTATAAAACAGATCAAAAAATTCTAGAAGAGATTTTTAAATTTACTAACTATGAAATTAATTCAGACAATTATATGGGTATGCTACTTACTAAAACTTTATTAATCGAGGAAGTTACTGATGGGTTCTATCATGGTCGATATCTCCATATTTATTTTCATGGAAAGCATTTAATGAATATAAGAGTAACTTTGGAGGCTCTTTATCCTAGAGGAGCTACTAAATATAAAGTTGGATATAAATATGTAACTAAAATTAGTGTTGAAAAATAAAGGAGAGTGTATGTTATGGATGTATTAAATGAGTGGTTAAAAAATAGAGCAGCTAATAGTAACGGTTTTGTAGAAAGACTTGTTTGTAGAGATGGATATAGCTTTTCTTGTCAAGCAAATAAATGGGCTTATTGCAATCCTAGAGAGTTAGGGGCATATCCATATTCCAGCGTTGAATTGGGATTTCCTAGTAGTCAAGATGAACTTATTGATATTTACGCCGAAGATAAAGATCCTGGTTTTGATTGTGTAACCGGAGATGTCGATGCTGTTTATCCATATGTCCCAGTTCAAACAGTTATTAAATTAATTAAAAAACATGGCGGATTCAAAGATGGACCTAGTAAAGCTGATATTGATATTTTAGAAGCAGGATATAAATTAATTGAACCAAGCGTTGATAATCATTTAACTTATTTCAAGCATGTTAATGATCACAAAATAAGAGTTATTGATATTAATAAAAAAGATTACAAAATCACTTGTTACAACAAACATGTACTAGGATCTAGTAGAATTGCTATTATAACTAAAGCTGAAAAAAGATTATTTACTGCAAAGTTAGAAGAAATAGAAAAAGGAGAAAACAAACAATAAAAATTAAATGTACGTGAATTATACAATCTATTTAATGAAAGGAGACGTATAATATGAACGAAACATTTTATAAAATAGTATACAATTATGAAAGAGTGCCAAAAATTTTACAGAAAAGCATGGCGAAATGGTTTATGAAACATAGGTCAAAGGTGGTTAATATATATAAAGAGCATATATCTGAAATAAATTCAGAATACGATTTGCTTGGTGAACCGATAGTAGGCGGTGATAATCAATGGGATATCAATCCTGAATATGGAAGATTTGTTCGTTCAAAAATGAGACCACATCTTAGACCGATTAATAAGCAATTCGTAATTTTTCAGTATGATATTGATGAAATTGGTGACCTAATTGCATATGTTAAAGGTATAAAAAATCAAAGTTGTACATTGAACTAATAGAGTCTGAATAAGGCTCTTTTATTTTTTATAAAAAAGGAGAGTAAAGAAAATGTATATTACGAATTATGGAAATGTAGATTTGAAAAAAGGATATGCTGTTGCATTTGATTTTGATGGCGTTATTCATAAATATTCTAAAGGATGGCAAGATGGAGATATCTATGATGAACATAATAAAGAAATAATTAAAATAATGAATCTATTAATAGTGAATGATATTCCTTGTGTGATTATGTCAACTAGAGACCCTCAACAAATTAAAGATTGGTGGGATAAACAATGGTTTAGCGGAGGTATTCCAACAAAAGTATTAGATTTTGATACAGTATTTTATAATGATTGCTCTTGTGTAGGTGTTACAAATAGAAAGATTGTTGCTCAATTATATATTGACGATAGAGCTTATAAGTACACTGGACAAGATGCGGTTACATTTTTTGACAATTTAAAGGCTAAAGGAGAGCAAAGAAAATGATTAAATTAGAACACACGGTAGAACCAAGCCCTGAACAAATGATGTTTGTAATTGAGGGAATGAGAAATCCAATGAATAGTTGGGATAAGAGCGATAGTTATGATGGATATGATTGTAAAAAATGCGGTCATATTGATAGAGCTGGTTGTTGCAAACGTGGTGATATAGAAAGGGAATCATGTTATAAATATTATGGTTTAGAATTAGGCTCTAATGACAAGAACTTAATGAAAAAACTAGCTAAGGCTGGAACTGATCATCGTAAATTTATGAGAATGATGCCTGTCATGGTTCGAATCACTGCGCCTTTATATTGGTGGAAGGAGTTTGATACTTATAAGGTTGGAACGGTTGCTAATAGCTGTAGTACAATGCATAAAATTACTGATAAAAAATTTAACTTAGAAGATTTTAGTTATGAGCATTTAATAGGTGAAAGTGCAATTTGTAATTTACGAATCACTATTAATGAATTAAATGAATGGCGATCTTATTATTTAGAGCAAGATGCATATGAAAAAGAATCCATGAGAACTCCTCAAGGACAAGTAAAAAGAAGAAGTGGTAGATATCCTATAACTGAGTGCGGATTATCGAAAAAAGATATTTGGTGGCAAATTATTCAATTATTACCAAGTAGCTATAATCAAACTCGCAATGTCATGTTAAATTATGAAGTGCTATACAACATGTATCATGCTAGAAAAAATCATAAATTAGATGAATGGAGAGAATTCTGTAAGTGGATTGAAACTTTGGAATTCTCATTTTTAATAACAGGAGAAGAATGATGCTAGATTTGATAATTGTAATCGTAACGATTATTTGTGTGTGGTATGGATATTGGTATTGCGCACTAATCGCATTGTTGTTTGCTATTATTTTAGAATTAGTTATTTAGGAGGGCTAATGTTATGAATGTTAAAGAAAAATATTTAGATCAAATAAAAGCAGAGGTTAAAGATATTAACCACGAACTTGAAGCAGTTAATTTGGACGACTACGATGAAGCTACACTATTGGTTTTAAGAGATATACTAATAGCAGCTCGTCAAAACATATTTTTAAATAATAAATGTCATAAAGTTAAAGATTATATTGATGGGAGATATTAATTATGGATATTTGGGTTAGAAGTCAGGATAAAGAATCTATTTGCAAAGTAAGCGGATTAACATTTAGCGATGAGTGTGATAATGTTGCACCGAAATATGGTTATTTTTTAATAGGAACAAGTGAATTTTGTACTTATCCTTTGGGTTTCTTTAAAAACAAAGAAGATGCTTTGCAAGTTATTAATGAGTTTCAAGATCATGTATGCAGATTGGAACAAGAATATTTACTTATTATTGCACTTGCAGGTAGCTTTAAAAGATGTCCTCATTATGACATTTTCCAAATTCCAGAGGATAAGCATGTTTGATTTGTTTATTAGATATTGTCGGATGGTTAATTGCAAACCAACCTTACATCTAACTCCACAGTTTTGTAAGGATAACGATTTGACAGTTTCAGAGTGTACGTTTATATTTGATCATTTTAAAGAATTAAAAGAGGAGTATGGAAAATTATATTATGTTTCGAAGGGGCTTAAGAAAAAAGTCCCTTTTGAGTATTTAGAAGTTTTATACCAATTATACGGAGGAGAAAAAGAAAATGAAAGTTAGAGAATTTTTAGAAACACTTGCGATTAATAATTATTTTGCTATATCAATTAATGAGCTGGTAGATAGTAAAGAATATTCTAGTGGTGAATTAAGTATTGTTGTATATGATACTAAAAATATCATTAACATATTATCGGATACAATTTTAAATAAGACATTTAGTCATGCGCATATCGATATTAATGATGATAATGAAATCGAATTATATATTTATGTATTGAAAGATATGGAAAAGGAAACATCAGCAAGAGTACTAAGAGCATTTAGCAATCCTATTCACGATGATATTCTTGATTCCTTAGTATATGCAAAGTATTTAATAGATTGTCACTATATACCAATTCAAAAACATCATAAGGAGGAAAAATAAAATGGGTGTATGGGTTAAATGCAATGAAAGAATGTTAGAAGTAACTAGTTTTAAAATCAATGATAAAGAAGTGTTAAAAGAAAACGGAATGTTTATGTTAGAAAAAGAAGGTATCCTTTTATATTCAGCTGATGCTGAAATTATTATGGTTGATTATGAGAGCGAAAGATATGCATATTTAGCATTTAATAGATTAATTAAACACATTGCTAGATTAGAAATGATAACTAGATGTTTACAAGGAACCGACACTAGTATTTTATGTGATCCTGATATGGGCGATTCGCTTGATGAACTATGTAATAATATGATATTTAAACTTCCTTGTGAAAAAAACGAATATTGTAAAATGTTTGAAGAACCTAAAGAGGTGAAACACTATGATGAAGATTAAGGTAAAGGAACTGATATCTTTATTTGATGCCACTAAAAACTGTAAACCTATGGAATTACAAGTTTTCGATGTTAAGAAAGATAAGTATATTATGGATTGTGTATTTTCTAGCTGGAAAAATATTAGTGAAATCATTTTAAACGCTGATGTTGTTTGCTGTGATGTAAATAGCAAAGTATTAAGAATTGAATGTGAGGCTTAATATGGATCGAAAAGAATTATTAATTTGTGTGCTAGCTACAATATATGTCATGGTAGTAGTATATCTTATTTTATTTAATATAATGACATATCCTACAGCTTTTATCGTATTAGTTATTTATTTGTTACTGATAATTATGGTATGGAGAATGTGATGAAAGAAAGTGAATTTAGTATTGATGATATTTGCAATTGGATAAAAGAACAAATTGAGGCTGAAAAATAATCAGTCTCTTTTTATTTATATTTTTGAAAGGTGTGAAAATTATGAAATTAGTAAAGAAAATTATTATTTATATTATTGTGATTGGTTTGATGTTTGGTTTTGTATTGGGCATGCTAAGTATAAATTTGAAAAAAGTTTATGCGTTAGAAAAAGAAGAAAAAATCAAATTGGAATATGATGCTATTAAAGATTCAGATTCTTTTAGTATAAGCAAAGTATATGATACAAAGATTGAGAGGGAGTGTCCCACCGATAAATTGGTTGAGAATGTTTCGAGAGAGACCGAGCAAGTAGAACAAGAACCAACACAAGAAGACATTGCTGAGAATACTGAACCTATTGAAATTTGGATTCCAGAAGAGCCTGAAGATAATATTGTAGAATTGACTCCTTTGGAACAAATTGCTGCGGGTGGGTCGATGGAAGAAAAAATTAAAATTGCCTGTAATATTTATGGAGCGGACTATGATATTACTTTAGCAATTGGTCGATATGAAACTGGATGGTGGAAATCATATGCTTGTACTGTTAAGAATAATCCAGGCGGTATGAGTAGAAATGAAGTTCCTATTTATTATGACACTATCGATGAAGGAATTAACGCATGGGTGCAGAACTTAGCTAATAATTACTTTGCTATCGGGTTGGATACACCTGAAAAAATAGCAGAAAAATATTGTCCTAATAATAGTGATTATGCAAGTTATTTAAGAAAGATGATGAGTTATGGAGGATAGAAGATATATGGAAGAAATAAAAATAGTAATAAGAGTTGTTACTATATTTTTTGGTATTTAGTTAGGAGGATAAAATTAGAGAAAAGATGAGAGGCGATGATCATGAGTAAAGTTAAAGAATATTATGATGATCTTAGTAGATATTTATGCTATCTATTAAGACATGATCCTGAAGGTTTGCATATGGATGAATATGGTTATGTATCAACAATGGATTTGATTGAACATGTTAACACATGTAGTAAATTTCGTATTGATGAAAAGATGCTTAGACGTATTGTTAAGTATGATGAAAAACAAAGATACACAGTTAAAAATTCATTTAAAGGTAAAATTATTAAATGTAATCAAGGTCATTCCATCCCTTGGGTTAAGATGGAATTGAGTACTGATATTGCGCCTCCTGATGAATTATATCATGGAAGTACTTTGAACAATTATATAACGATTGATAGAGTTGGTTCTATTAAAAGAATGAAAAGAAACGCTATTCATTTGACGGGTGATATTTCTATGGCTTGGAAATCAGCAAAAAGATGGAAAAATGAAACGCCAATTGTGTTGGTGATTGATGCTAAGCAAATGATGGAGGATGGATATAAATTTGGAGCGACTGAAAATGGCGTTTGGTGTATTGTGGATGGTCCAAGATATGAAATACCTACTCAATATATTAAAGGGTTGGAGGATAAGGAAAAATCTATCTGTAATGGCTTTGAAGTTGTAATGGATGAAAGTTATTTAACTCCCGGCAATCAAAGACTGTTAGCTTACATTGTTGATGAATTTGATGAGTTGAAAACTTATGCCATTGAGATTAAACAGAAATACACCGATGTTGATTTAGATTTTAAATATACGTTAGGTGCTACTATTAAAGACATGATTAGTTTTTTGGATAATAAATACCACCTTACATTCGATACTAAAAAAGCTATTGCTAAACGGATTAAGGACGCTTATGAGAAATATGAAAAGGGGCACGACTAATGGAAGAATTTTTATTGTTACTAGTGGTAGCAATCATTATATTAGTATTTGGATAGATAAATATGTGGCGAATTGTTGTGAAAATACAGTAAAATTAGTGGCCACTTTCATTTTTCAAAAGTGGGCTTTTGGTCAGTTTTTGGCCACTTTTATATTTTTGTGGTCAGTTTTTTGAGTAAAAATGGTCGATTTTATCGTTTTTTGTGGCCACTTGCCCACTTTTTGCCCACTTTTGTTTTAAAACCGGGCAGTAAAAAACATTGATATAATCAGTGCTTTTTGGATTTTTGCCCACTTGCCCACTTTTTTCTCTTACTTTTATAGAAAAATTTAATATAAAATAAAAAGTTTTACAAATAAAAGTGGGCTTTTGACCACAAGTCGATTTTGTACTTTACAAAGATATTTTGAAGTTAGGAGTATTGTGATGTTTAGACTTATATTTTATGGCTGATTGATATATAATTATCAAAAGGAGATGATTTTCAATGTCGCAGATTATTGAAACAGAACAGGGGTTTGATGTATTAGATGATGATGGCGAAATTATCGGTAAAGGTTTTAGCAATGAATTTTTAAGTAACTATTCTGAAGCGTCAGATGAGCAAGGTCTTTCGGTTCTTTGTCCACTTTGTGACGACCAATTACATTTTAATGAAGCGGAAAATATTTTTGTATGTTTAGGATGTGGATATGAAATGAGCCGACAAGATTTTTTGGAATATATAAACGCTGATGTTCCAGGTGAAGAATGCTTAACATGCGATAGTTTATATCCTGGATGCACGTGGTGCACTTATGGATACGTTAAAGACGAAGATGAATTTTAATAATTATGAGTTAAGAGTCTAATATTTAGGCTCTTTTCTTTTTGCGCGAAAAATACAAGGACTATTATAGGGGAGAGAGACAATACGTTTAAATTGTTCTCTCTTTTTTATTTTATTAGTGAATTTAAGGAGAGAAGAATGGCTAATAAAGAAAACAAATTTCAGGCTGATCTTATAAAAGAACTTAAGCAGTTATTTCCTGGATGCATCATTTTGAAAAACGATGCGAACTATATACAAGGAATACCTGATTTGACAATTTTTTATAACGACCGTTGGGCAGTACTAGAATGTAAGAAAAACAGAACCGCCAGCCATAGACCAAATCAAGATTATTATGTAAAGAAAATGGATGATATGTCTTTTGCAAGATTTATCTATCCGGAAAACAAGGAGGAGATTATTAATGAGCTTCAACAAGCATTTCGAATTAGAAGGTAAGCACGCGTTTCTTAGTGCGAGCAATTATCGTTGGCTTAAATATGACAAAAATAAGTTGATTGATATTTATAACGCTCGACAAGCGATTGAACGTGGAACTAAATTGCATGAATATGCGGCTACAGCGATTAGACTAAAAAGAAAACAACCAAAAACAAAAGAAACAGTTTGTATGCATATTAATGATGCTATTGGTTTTAGAATGGAACCTGAAGTAGTTCTTAAGTATTCTCTAAATTGTTTTGGGACTGCTGATGCAATATGCTTCAGAAATAAGACATTACGAATCCACGATTTAAAGACTGGAGAATCTCCAGCTAAAATGGATCAGCTGATGATTTACGCTGCTTTATATTGTTTGGAGTATGATGTGAATCCTTGCGATATTAAAACTGTCTTGCGTATTTATCAGTTTAATAATTTTATGGAGTATGAACCAGAACCTAATGAGATTAAAGAAATCATGGATATCATCATTGAATTTGATGGTGTTATCGACCAAGTGAAACGAGGCGAAATCTAAGATGGATGAAGAATATGTATTTAAAATTCCAATTGGAGCAGTAACTGAAGTTTTAGAAGATGAGCTAGAACATTATGGTATGCCTAGACGAAGTGGTCGATATCCTTGGGGTTCAGGCGATACTCCATATCAACATGGAGGTCCGTATTCGGCCAATGATTTCGTTCAAAGAATAAACGAACTAAAATCAGAAGGAGTTACTTCAAAAGAGATTGCCGATTATTTTGGTGTTACAACTACTGCTTTGAGAGCACAAGAGTCAATTGCTAAAAACGAAATTAGAAACATCAAAGTTGATACAGCTAAAGCATTAAAAGAAAAAGGTTTTAACACATATCAAATAGCAGATAAAATGGGAATCGCTGAAAGTTCAGTTAGATCCCTTTTAAATTCTCAAACCGAAGCAAGAAGTAATAAAGCTCAGAAGACTGCTGACTTCTTGAAGAAGAAAGTTAATGAAAAGGGCATGATTGATGTTGGTACAGGAGTTGAACTGTCTCTAAACATATCAAAAGAAAAATTAAAAGAGAGTTTATATTTGCTTGAGAATGAAGGATATAAAGTTTACAAAGGACAAATGCCACAAGTAACCAATAAAGGTAAATATACAACCATTAAAATATTATGCCCACCAGGAACAGAATATAAAGATATTTATAATTTCGATAAAATTAATTCATTGGAAGATTATATTTCTTACGATAATGGCGAAACATTTAAGCCTGCTTTCGCTTATCCAAGTAGTATGGATTCCAAACGATTAGCTATTAGATATGCTGAAGAAGGCGGTACGGACAGAGATGGACTGATTGAGCTTAGACCTGGTGTTAAAGATTTAGATTTAGGTGGATCAATGTATGCCCAAGTTCGAATCTTGGTTGATAACAAAAAGTATATTAAAGGTATGGCTGTATATTCTGATGATTTACCAGACGGTATCGATGTTAGATTTAATACCAATAAGAGTAAATCAAAAAGCAAAATGGAATGCCTTAAAGATATTAAGGACGATCCACACAATCCGTTTGGTTCATTAATTAAAGAACGAGGTGGACAAAGTTATTATATCGATAAAAATGGTAAAGAACATTTATCTTTAATCAATAAAAGAGCAGAAGAAGGAGATTGGAATGAATGGGCTAAAAAGATTTCAGGTCAAGTCTTATCAAAACAAACTCCTGGTACAGCAAAAACACAATTAGATTTAACGCTTGCAGAAAAGAAATTAGAATTTGACAACATTTGTGCACTTACAAACCCGGTATTAAAGAAAAGCTTATTAAAATCTTTTGCTGACGATTGTGATGCAGGTGCAGTGCACTTAAAAGCTACAGCATTTCCTAGACAAAAGACTCACGTCTTACTTCCTTTAACTACTATCAAAGACAACGAAGTTTACGCGCCATTCTATAAGAATGGAGAAAAGATAGCATTAATTCGTTATCCTCATGCTGGTACATTTGAAATACCTATTCTTACAGTTAACAATAAGAATGCAGAAGGAAAGAAAATGATGGGAACAACACCATTAGATGCTATTGGTATCAATAGTAAAACAGCAGGAATCCTATCGGGTGCTGACTTTGATGGTGACACTGTTACAACAATACCTTTATCTGGCAAAGTAAAGATTACTTCGACTAGACCTTTAGATGGATTGAAAAATTTTGATCCTAAAGATGCTTATCCAAAACGAGAAGGCATGAAGATTATGTCTGAAAAACAAAAGCAAATTGAAATGGGTGTAACATCTAACCTGATTACTGATATGACAATTAAAGGTGCCACTGATAAAGAATTAGCACGTGCAGTAAGACATTCAATGGTTGTAATTGATGCAGTTAAGCATGAGTTAGATTATAAGAAATCAGAACAAGACAATGGTGTTTCTGCATTAAAGAAGAAGTATCAACGTAATATTGATCCTGAAACTGGTGCCGAAACTCACGGCGTATCTACATTGTTATCTCGTGCCAAATCAGAACAAAGAGTTTTGAAAAGAGTTGGTACACCTAAGGTTAATCAAAAAGGAAAGCCTTGGTATGATTCAAGTAAGCCTGAAGGAGCATACATCTATAACGAAGTACGTGAAGAGTATATAGATAAGCATGGCAAAACTCAAGTCCGTACAATGAAGAGTACAAGAATGGCTGAAACATCCGACGCCCATACTTTATCCACTGGTACCCCTATAGAGGAAACATACGCCGACTTTGCTAATGGATTGAAGTCCCTAGCAAATAGGGCTCGTAAAGAGATGGTGTATACATCCAACCCTACTACTAATAAGGCGGCTAAATACAAGTATGCAGCTGAAGTTAAATCGTTAGATAATAAACTTAAATTGTCTTTATCTAATGCACCTAGGGAGAGAGCAGCACAAGCATTGGCCAATAGTGAGGTTAAAGCTAAGAAAGCAGCTCATCCTGAATTAACTGCTTCTGAAGAAAAGAAACTAAGTCAACAAGCATTGTCTAGAGCTAGAACAGTCGTTGGCGCTAAGCGTACGTTAGTTGAAATAACTGATAGTGAATGGGAAGCGATTCAAGCAGGAGCGATTACACCAACAAAGCAAGCACAAATCTTTAATCATACGGATAGCGATAAACTTAGAGAACGTGCAACACCACGCAACAAGTTAGCTATTACAGATGCTAAGATTACAAGTATGAAAGCTATGAAGAACTCAGGTTTTACTACCGATGAGATAGCAAACAAACTTGGAGTTTCTACATCAACAGTAATTAAGTATATCAAATAGAAAGGAGACAGACATGGTAGCTTTAACAACAGTCGATAATCCCTTTGACCCCATAGACGACTTCGATAATTGGTATGCGTTTGATTTACTTCAAGGTCATGATTCATGTGGTTTACTAGCTAGAGTCGCAAAGACTTCTGATACTTTAAGCGATAAAGAATACGAACTAGAAGTCGAAAGAGCAATTGATGAAATTATTAAATACGATTTAGAAAAAAAGTTTGTGAAAGTTAAACGTTAAACCAAAAAGTTTTAATGAATTATTTAATTTAATAAATATAAAACAAAATATTTTCTAGAAATAGTAAATCATTTAATTAAAACAAACGTAACAAGTATAACAAGACCGAATCGCTTCGATAAATGGATAGTGGGGGTCTTGAAAATCCATACCCCCTCCCATATCGCGCTGGTCTTAAAAATTTCCCCGGAGGTAAAATTCTGGGGACTTTTTCTATATTTAATGTCTTTGAAGCTACTTATAGACATTTTTTACTCCATAGGATGCACCTTCAATTACAATATAAAACTGCGTAACAATACCTATATAATCTCTCCTGTAAATAGATCACAAGCCATAACGAAAATAACTGCCAACTTCATCGATACCTATCTATAAGTAGCTTCAAAGACATTAGAACACGTGTTAAACATCATCAAAAGGAGGTAAAAACTAATGAAAAAAAAAGACTCTAAAACATCTAGAACTTCACATCCATCCATTTCACCTGACGTTGACAAAAGACGTATGCGTTCATTAGCAATGTCTAATTTACTTAACCGCTTAGAAGATGGTACTGCAACTTCTCAAATGATTTCATTAGCTATGTCGATTTCATCGGAAAAAGAGGAAATGGAATTAGAAAAACTAAAAAATGAAAACGCACTTTTGGTTGCTAAGAGAGAAGCTCTAGAAAGCCAAAAAGCATCTGAACAAGCATTCAACGAAGCTCTAGAAGCATTTAAACAATACAGCGGAAATGGAAGTTCGAAATATGACAAAGAATTACAGTGAATTATCTAAACTTCATACATTCAAAGAACGCTTCAAATATTTGCAAGTTAAAAACAAAATTGGGAATCAAACATTTGGGTCAAAAAGATATTTAAACCAAATGCTATATAAGAGTAAAGAATGGATGCGAGTTAGAAATAAGGTTATCATTCGTGATAATGGTTGTGATTTGGGCATAGAAGGTCGAGAAATTAATGGACCTATAAATGTACATCACATTAATCCAATTACGGAAAAAGACATAGTAAACAGATCTCCAATAGTGTTTGACATGAATAACTTAATATGCGTATCCGATAACACTCATAAAGCCATACATTATGGTGATGAAGAGTTACTCATGGATGATTACCAACCTAGAAGATTATTTGATACTTGTCCATGGAAAAGGAGTGATTAGAATGGACGATAGTATATTAAATTCAGTAAAAATACAATTAGGTATTCCTAAAGACCACACGGAATTTGATGAACAGCTTATCAGGCACATCAATTCCGTTTTTATTTCACTTTATCAAATAGGTGCCGGTCCCGATGATGGATTTAGCATTGAGTCTAAAGACGATGAATGGAACGAGTTTTCTGAAAATCAAATGCTTGTTAATGCAGTTAGTGAGTATATGTATTTAAAAGTAAAAACTTTATTTGACCCATCCACAAGTTCAGCAGTAGGCGATTCTATTAAAGACCAATTAAAGGAATTGGAATTTAGAATCAATGTTGCTTCTGGACTATAAACTCAAAATAAATTAAATTCTCAATAGAAAGGACTGATTACAAAATGCTGTCAAACACAGCGGTACCTATTTACTATGGTCGTTTCAGAGACGCAGTAATCAATCGACAGATTCCAGTCAATCGCAACATTTCTATGGAAATGAATCGTATCGACCAACTGATAGCAGATCCTAATTTCTATTACGATGATGAAGCAATTGAAGGATGGATTTCTTACTGCGAGAGTGAATTAACTCTAACTGATGGTGCCGATTTACATTTATTAGACACCTTCAAACTATGGGGTGAGCAAATATTTGGTTGGTATTACTTTGTAGAAGAAGAAGTATATGAACCGTACCCTGACGGAAACGGTGGACGGTATGTCAAAAAAGTAATTAAAAAACGTCTTACCAATAAACAGTACTTAATAGTAGCCAGAGGTGCCGCCAAATCAATGTATGGGGCATGTATCCATAACTATTTCTTAAACGTTGATACTACAACCACTAAACAAGTTGCTACTGCTCCGACAATGCGTCAAGCAGAAGAAGTACTTGCTCCAATTAGAACTTCGATTACGAGGGCACGAGGTCCTCTCTTCAAATTTTTAACAGCTGGTAATATACATAACAGCACTTCTAAAATGGATAAAAAATTCCTAGCGTCTACAAAGAAAGGAATTCAAAATTTTCTAACGGATTCCATAGTTGAAATTAGACCAATGACAATTGACAAACTTCAAGGGTTAAATACAAAATGCGCAACAATTGATGAATGGTTATCTGGAGACATCCGTGAAGATGTAATGACGCCATTAGAACAAGGGGCTAACAAAGTAAAGGATTGGCTCATTGTTGCTATTAGTTCTGAAGGGACGGTTAGAAATGGTTCTGGTGATGACATCAAAATAGAATTAAAGAAAATTTTAAAGGGCGAAATCGAAGACCCTCATACATCTATTTGGTGGTATTGCTTGGATTCGATTGACGAAGTTGCTCATCCTGAATTATGGGTGAAAGCTCAACCTAACATTGGAAAAACAATTAGCTATGAAGCATATCATCGTTATGTTAAAAGAGCTGAAGCTGCACCTGCAGCAAGAAACGATATCTTAGCTAAATGCTTTGGTATACCAATGGAAGGCTACACTTATTTCTTTACTTATCAAGAAACTTTACCTCATTCCAAACAAGATTATTGGAGAATGGCTTGTTCTTTAGGTGCAGACTTGTCTCAAGGAGATGACTTTTGTGCATTTACTTTCTTATTTCCACTCAAATATGGTGATTTTGGTGTTAAAACTAGAAACTATATTACTAGAAGAACCTTAAATCGCTTACCGCTCTCAATGCGAGAAAAGTATGAAGAATTCATTAAAGAAGGAAGTCTTATTGTTCTAGAAGGAGCGGTTCTTAATATGATGGAAGTTTATGAAGATTTAGATAACTACATCATTGAAAAAGAGTACATTGTTCAAAGCTTTGGTTATGACCCTTACAACGCTGAAGAATTTGTAAAAAGATGGACAACTGAAAATGGACCATTTGGTGTTGAAACGGTTAGACAAGGGGCTAGAACAGAAAGTGTTCCTCTAGGTGAAATAAAGATATTATCAGAAGATAGAAAATTAATATTCGATGAAAGTTTAATGTCTTTCGCAATGGGAAATTGTATCACATTGGAAGACACCAATGGTAATCGAAAATTATATAAGAAAAAAAGAGATAGAAAAATTGATGCAGTTGCAGCATTGGTTGACGCCTATGTTGCATACAAAGTTAATATCGAAGCATTTGAATAAGGAGGTTAAGCGATGCTAGTACGAGAAACAGAATTAATGCATTATGGTGTCCTAGGAATGAAATGGGGACACAGAAAAGCACATTCATCTATTAGTCGAAAACAGAATACTAAAAAATATCATGAAGACTATCTAAAAGTTCATGATGGTAAAAAAGCCTATCAATTAAGTGATATGGAATTACGAGAACGCAACAAACGTCTTCAAGCTGAAGAGCAGTATATGCGAATGACGCAAAGTCAAAACACAGGAAAAAAAGCAGTGAAAGCTATCATTGGTTTTGCAGGTACTTTAAATGCGGCTTATGGTGCTTATAAGACATATGAACGATTTGGAAGAAAAATCGTAAGTAAGTTAAATTAGCATATATTATCTTTTATTATCTTTTATTAATATCCACACCGATTATAGCTGCAGCAAGTATTAATGCTCCAGCTCCAAAACTCATAACTTTATCAAAAAGTTTACGAGCTTGTTCGTCATCATGATTTTTTAATTCGCTCATTTTTTCAATTAACATAACTATACTATCATTTATAGCTAACTTATCTTCAACAGATAAATCTTCTTTTTTTAGTTCGCTTTGCAAAACTTCTATTTGCGATGAACAAACTTCTATTATTTGTTTTGTTGATTTATCAGCATGATCTAACACGTCATTCATAGATTTGTTGATATTCGATAAAACATCTGTACACATTCCTGCATATTCAGGGAACTTCTTTAAAGCTTCTTTAGCAACTTCAGGATCCATATATGGTAATGATGAAGTAAAAGACATAATCTTATCTTTTGTCATATGACGCCAATCAGGAATATCTAATCGCTTCAACACCTCTTCTTCTGTTAGAGAACGTTGTACCGGAGTTTTTAATATTTTTGGCATCTTAATATTTGGTAATTGTATGTTAGGTTTTTTAATTTCAAATTTCATATATGTTTTCACCTTCCTAATATTGATTATAAATTATCACAACTGTTAATTCAATAAGAAGCATATAAACAATAGAACCATTTAAGGAGTAAAAAACAAAATGAAAATTTTAGATAGATTACAGCATGGTTGGAATGCTTTTATTAATAATAAAGACCCAACTATAGTAGAACGAGGCATTGGATATTCGTATCGCCCAGACAGACCTAGATTTACAAGAGGTAATGAGCGATCGATTGTTACATCAATCTTTAATCGAATAGCAATGGATGTAAGCACTATTGATATAGAACATGTGAAATTAGACGAAGATGGTCGTTTCATAGGTGTTATTGATAGTGGTTTAAATAACTGTTTAACATTAGAGGCTAATTTAGATCAGACTGGTCGAGCTTTCATACAAAATGCGGTTATGTCCATGCTTGATGAAGGGTGTGTAGCATTGGTTCCGATTGACACTACATTAAATATTAAAACCAATTCATTTGATGTAAAAACAATTAGAGTTGGTAGGATACTTGAATGGTATCCAAAAGATGTAAAAGTAACAGTTTATAACGAAAATACAGGACGGAAAGAAGACATCATTGTACCCAAGAAATCGGTAGCAATAGTCGAAAATCCGTTCTTTTCTGTTATCAATGAATATAACTCAACAATGCAAAGATTGATTAGAAAATTAAACTTACTGGACGCCATTGACGAACAAAGCGGTTCAGGAAAATTAGATTTAATTATTCAATTACCTTATGCGTTAAAAGGTGAGATCAGAAAAAACAATGCTGAAGAACGAAGAACGAATTTGGAAAACCAATTAAATAACTCGAAATTAGGAATAGGTTACATTGATTCAACTGAACATGTAATTCAATTAAATAGATCATTGGATAATAACCTTATGAAACAGATTGAGTATCTGACTAACATGCTATACAGCCAACTAGGAATTACACAATCTATTTTAGATGGTACAGCTGATGACAAGACAATGATGAATTACTTCAGTAGAACGATCGAACCTATTGTATTCGCAATTGTCTGCGAGATGAGAAGAAAATTTTTAAGTAAGACTGCTAGAACACAAAAGCAGTCGATTTTTTATTTTAGAGACCCATTCAAGTTGGTGCCAGTAACAGAATTGGCAGATATCGCAGACAAATTAACTCGTAACGAAATTGCTTCATCCAACGAAATGAGACAAAAGATGGGATGGAAACCATCGTCCGATCCGAAGGCAGATGAGCTTAGAAATAAGAATTTAAGTGCTCCGGCTGAAGATGAGCAATCGTTAAATAACCAATCAAATACAGAGGAGGAATATCAAAATGGATGAAAACTACGACATTGAGGGTTGGGCTACCAAATGCAATATCAAATGCATGGATGGCAGAACAATCATGGAAAATGCATTCCAACATCAAGACGGACAAACAGTACCAGTAGTTTGGAATCATGACCATAACAATCCCGAAAATGTACTAGGTCATGCTTTATTAGAAAATCGTCCAGAAGGTGTCTATGCATATGTGAAATTTAATGACACTGAATCTGGAAAAGTAGCGAAATCTTTAACTGAACATAAAGACATTACAAGATTTTCTATTTGTGCAGGAGGCCTAAAGCAACAAGGTTCTAATGTGGTTCACGGAATTATTAGTGAAGTTTCATTGGTTTTAGCAGGGGCTAATCCTGGTGCAGTTATTGAGTCAGTGATGAAACATAGCGCCGAAGAAGGCGATGAAGCAATTATTGTTTCTCACGATGAATTTCAATTAAAACATGGTGCCGATGATAAAACCAAAGAACAACAAAACACAAAAGAATCTGGATCAAATGTAGAAGGAAAAAGCATCAAAGAAATTATTGACGGTATGAGTGATGAACAAAAAGAAGTTATGTACTTCTTAGTTGGTCGTGCTGTTGAAGATGCTAAAACTGGAAAGCTAGATAACGTGGACGATAAGGATGAAGGCAAAACAAATGACAAAGTCGAACACGGTTTAGAACAAAATGAAACATTTACACAAGGAGGATATCAAATGAACTTATTTGAACAAAACGCTGGAGAAAACCAAGCAGTACTAACACACAGTGACGAAGTAGCTATTATCAAAATGGCAGTGAACGAACATACAACAAGTTTCCAAGACACTTTAAAAAAATATATGTCGCAAAATCAACGATTAGCACATAGTATTGATGATATTGACAAATTATTTCCAGAGTATACTAATTTAAATCCAGGTGCTCCTGAATTATTAACAAGAGATTACGGATTTGTTGATCATGTTATCAATGGTGCTCATAAAACTCCTTTCTCTAGAATCCGTACACGAGTTAGTGATGCTAGAAAAGCTGAAATTAGAGCTAAAGGATATGTTAAAGGAAAAGAAAAAACTAATATTGGAAATCTTGATTTATTAGAAAGATCAACTAATCCTCAAACAGTTTTTGTTAAAGATCAATTAGATAGAGATGATATTACTGACATTACTGATTTCGATGTTGTTGCATATCAATATAAAGTCATGAATGGTGCTTTAAAAGAAGAACTTGCAGTAGCTATCTTAATTGGTGACGGACGAGCAATTTCTGATAAAGATAAAATTAAAGAAGACAACATTAGATCTATTTGGAACGATGACGATGTTTACACTATTCATGGCGAAATTGATTTTGCAACTATGAAAAAAGAATTACAAGGTACTAATACAAGTGCTAATTTCGGTGACGAATACATTTATGCTGAAGCAATTATTAAGAAAGCGTTATTCTTAAGAGAATCTTATAAAGGTAGTGGTGATTTAGAATTATATTGTACACCTCATATGTTAAACGTAATGTTATTAGCTAGAGATTTAAACGGTCGTAGAATTTATAATTCTAAAGACGATTTAGCAAAAGCATTAAACGTTAAAGATATTGTTACTGTTGAACAATTCGAAGGCAGAACTAGAAGTGTTACTGTAAAAGGCGTAGTTAAAACTAAACAAATTTTAGGTTTATTTGTCAATATGGCTGACTATAATATCGGTTCTACAAAAGGCGGAGAAATCACTAAATTCTCAGATTTCGATATTGATTTCAACAGATACAAATACTTAATGGAAACTAGATTATCTGGTGCATTAGTTAAACCTTACTCAGCAATCGCATTAGAAGAAGATGTAACTGTAGAAGCAGCTTCAAGCGGTCATGCTGTGTAATTTTTATTGTAAGGAGAAATTCAAAATGAGTAAATGGTACGGCAAGATTGCATATGGGATAACAAAAGAAATCAAACCAGGATGTTGGTCAAATGTAATTGAAACAAGAAATTATTATGGCAATTTAATCAATGATAGATGGCGAAGACAAACTAGCAACAAAGTTAATGATGATGTTAACTTTGTTAGTTCCTTGAGTATTCTTGCTGACCAATTTATCTCTGAACATTGCTATGATCTGCTTTACGCTGAAGTAATGGGTGTTAAATGGAAAATTACTGATATTTCTATTCAATGCCCTAGAATACTTCTAACTCTTGGAGGCAAATATAATGGAAAGTAGAAGATTAAAACTACATGAAAGATTAGTAGAAATTCTAGGAACAGATCATGTGTATTTTCAACCTCCAGAGAATGTTAAACTTGAATACCCTGCAATCGTATACTCAAGAAAACAAATCAGCAATCGTTTTGCAGACAATTTAGTTTACAAGCAAAATTTCACATATCAAATCACTGTCATTGATTATGATCCAGATAGTGCGATAACTGCCAAAATATCAACTATTATAAATTGTTCATATCAAAACAGTTATATTGCAGATGGACTAAATCATGACGTTTTTAATTTAATTGTATAAGGAGGATTAAACAATGGCTGCATTAGTTTGGGATCAAACTGGAAAAAAATATTATGAAACAGGCGTAGATAAAGGCGTTTACTATCCTTTAGAAGCAAGTGGTGCCTATGGTACAGGAGAAGCTTGGGACGGATTGATGTCTGTCGAAGAAAGTCCATCAGGTGCGGAACCTTCAGCAATCTACGCAAATAACCATAAGTACTTAGAATTAATGTCTGAAGAAGAATTTGCAGGTACTATTGGAGCTTACACTTACCCTGCAGGCTTTAACGCTTGTCAAGGTGTTGCAGAAATGAAAGAAAATACTGGTGTTTATGTCACTCAACAAGTAAGAAAGCATTTCGGATTTTCTTATAGAACATTAGTTGGTAATGACACCGAATTAGATGATCACGGATATAAACTACATTTGGTTTATAATGCATTAGCAAAACCATCTAGTCAAACAAATAACTCAAAGAATGATTCTGCGGAAGCTAAAGAATTATCTTGGGAATTCTCTACAACACCTGTTGAAGTAGGAGTTGATAAATTAAAACCAACTGCACATATCGTTATTGATAGTAGAGTTACCGATGCTGGTAAATTAAAGAAAATCGAAGACTTAATTTACGGTACAGAACAAAAAGAAGCAACTTTACCTTCACCAAAAGAAATTTATAACATTATTGTGGCAGAAGGATAATCGAATTGTGGAATCGTGTAAAAAGCGATTCCTTTTTATTTTATTATTTTTAAAGGAGAGAGAAAAACATGTACAAATTAAATATTTCATATCAAGATTTTAATGGAAATGATCGTAAAGATTCATTCTTTTTTAATTACACTGAGGCTGAGGTGCTTGAATTAGATTTTCAAGAAAAAGATGGAATTGAAGGATATATTAACAGAATCATAAAAGCTGAAGATGGAAAAAGTATCATTAAATTCATCAAAGAAATTATCTTAAAAGCGTATGGTGAAAAAACAGCTGACGGAAGAGGTTTTGTTAAATCAAAAGAATTATCTGATTCATTTGCAAGTACTAATGCTTTTTCAAAATTATTGTTAAGTTTGGCAACAGATGCAAAAGCTGCTGCTTCATTTATTAATGGATGTACATCTAAAAGCTTAGTTGTTAAAGATTTAGAAGAAAACGAAAGCGATACACCAGACGCGTAATACATTATGTTAAAACTATTTGTTCCTGAAGGAGAAGATTGGGATTCGGATAAAGAAATGTTCATACCGATTCCATCCGCAACCATCGAATTAGAACATTCATTAATGTCGTTAAAAAAATGGGAGGAAATATGGTGTAAACCTTTTTTGTATACTGAAAAGCTCACCTTAGAAGAAAGGATGAGTTATGCAAAGTGCATGACCGTAACACCAAATGTGGATGATAGTATTTACGAACGTTTGACTGAAAAAGATTTTAAAGAAATAGAG